AAAAATGTATCTGTTAGACTTATATACCCTTCTCCGTCTATAGACTTAGAACCTGTGATAGGGTAGTACGTAGTAGCTGAAGAGTCATACCATTCTAACATTGCTGTTTTTTCTGTTGAATCGACATTTCCTACGTTTATATATCTTACAATCCCTTTAAAATTGCTAGGACAAGTATATACATCTGTCCTGCTTGTATTTCCTGGTGTTGCTGCTGCTGAGATAAAAGTTGACTCAGCCATGTTTTAATCTATGGTATATAAACCACCCTATCGCAACATTAATAGGTAATAGGCTTAGAAAAACTGTATATTCTTGTAGCTTAAAAGAAGCTATTCCTAAATACAAAAAAAGCACCATGAAAATACATAGGCTTAATTTGAGTAATTCTATTCCTACTGTTTTAATCACTATTCTACTGTTTCGTTATCTTGAGTAGAAATCTCTATTGTTATAGCCTGTGATTCTGGAATATCAGCGTTCAACATAATTCTTGAACTACCACATCCTACTAGAAAAACAGAAACTATAAAAACTAAAAATAAATTCTTCATAATTTTTCCTTGTAAAAGGCAGGGGGTAATTAATACCCCCCACCAAAGACATTATTTAGGCATATGTATCGCCAGACTCATCGTCACCTTGACCATCAATGTCAGCTAAAAGAGCCCATACTCGGACTTTAGAGTTAACATTAGCAGTAGCAACAGTTACATCTAATGTATCTGCTGCAGCATAAGTAACAGCGAGTTCAGCAAGAGCATCACCTGAAGTCATTTGACCTGCAGATTGAGTAGCAGCAGCAACGTAAGTTACTGTGCCATCGCCTAATGCCAAAGTACCAGTTCCAGTACCTGCAGTGATCACATCGATCCCTGCACTCATTACTATGGAATTAGCTGGTACGTTAATTGCTTGATAGACATCGCCACTAGTTAAAGCGGTAGATGTGCCATCAATAACAGTTGACTGTACATAAACTTTAGGTACGGCATTAGAAGCCATGTGCCCTTGTCCAGTTCCAGCACCAGTTTGTGTTAAAGTAGCCATTTATCTTCCTCCTTAATCTAATTTAACGTAGGCTTGAGCTATGGATTCAGTTCTAAGAACTTTCCTACCATAAACATGAAGACCACGAACAATATCAGCAAAAGATTCAGTGTCTCTCACTACTTCTGTTTTTGCAATTTGTGAAGCTGTTGCAACACCGCCTTGGTGTCCAGCTAGAACAATATGCACGTCAGAAGTACTAGCAGCAGGCATGTTGTTAGACTTATAAAGTCTAAAGCCATTTACTAGTTGTGGAACAACTAAACCATTTCTAACTTGAGACTTGCTTCCTTCTTGTAGGAAGTTAGCATCAAGTAGTTTAGAACTAGTTTGCTGTAGCTCTTCAAAGAATCTTGGAGCAGCTACTGCCCACCTGTTGTCTGTAGGAACGTTCCCATCGTCTAAAAGTCTGCCTAGACGAGCAAGTACGTTTACAGGATCAACTTCATCGGTGTCAAAACCAGTATCGATTGAGTTTGTTGCGTGGTCAGCACCATACGTATTGCCTGATGTGACTTGTGATTGAATGTTAGATAGAACTTCACTATCGTAGGTGTCTTTAAGTGTGTAGGCACCTGCTGATGTAGCTAGAGTTTCAAAATTAATGTGTCCTTGTCTTTCCTCAATGTCATCTACTTTAAAAGCAAATGCATTAGCTTTATCGACTGTTAATTGAATTTCATCGTCAGCTAAGTCTTGAGTATTTACAGAGGAACCTCTAGTATATGCAGAAACTGTGATAGTGGGTTCTTTTATGATTCTAACAGTGTCGCCAAAATTTTCTATTTCTCCAAAATAGTCAGTGTTGGTAATATCCTCAACAACTGAAGCTTTTCGGAAGAATTTAAGAACTTTTTGACTATAGATTTCAGGTAAGAAATTACCTGAAGGCAGGTTGGTATATCCTGCGGCAGTTGAGATAGCCATAATTGAATCCCCTTATAGTTAAAGTTAATAAATTAACGGATTCTACCCTCTCTTCTTGCTAAGTCGATTTCCTTTTCGTACTTTTCAAATTCGTGAGGTTTCATCCGTCTGATTTCCTCAGCACTCCACTCTTTCTTACCTTTGGCTGGTTCCGACTTCTTTTTAGTAGGAACAAAGTCAGCAGCAGTATTAGTGGCTTGCTTTTTTGATGTACGAGAAATACCTTTATCGGCTTTATATAAATCTAAAACTCTAGCAGCCCATTTAGCGTCTGTGTTATTTTTAGTAACTCCATCTGCTATGGAAGGTGGTTGTTCTTCTAGCCAAGTAATAAAATCTGCATCTGTTTTAATCTGCATAAAATCAGGATGTAGTCTAAGAAGTTCCTGTTCTGCCTTTTCTTTAGTTAGGCGTTGTCGGTCTCCTTGTAAGTCCTTAATTTCATCTTGCAGAGCTTTGGTTTTATTCTCAGCTTGAGAATGAGCCACAGTCTCAATAACATTATAAACATCTGGATATTGCTCTTTGAATTGTGTTAATTCTTCAGGCGTTTTAGGTGGTATATACTTAGTACCGCCTCCTGATGCTTGTTTTGCTAAGTCTAGGAGCTCTTCTTCTTTCGATTTGTGCTCTTGAATTTTAGCATCATAATGTTTTTTTAAATCATCATACCTTTTTTTGTAGTCATGTTCAGGTTGTTCTGATTTGGTAGTCTGCTCTACAAAGCTATTTGATTCTTCCTTGGAAGTAGCTGCTTCTGGAATTTCTTCTTCGGCAGGGTTCGGTTCAGGATCAGGATCATCTAACTCTTGTCTGTAAGCCCCTTGATATGGAGCTGGTTCTAAATTTTCTTCTTCCTTTTCTAGTGTTTCTTCGTTCATTTTTACCTCATTGGGGGCTTTACTTTCTCCGTAAAGGTAGCCCATTCAGTTATTAAAGAGACAGGGTTGCTTTCGCAAGTAGCTGTCAACTAAGTGTTGGGTCTTTCACCAACTGACATAAGACCCCTGTTGTTCATCGTTTCGAGAACATTAGGACCTATATATTCTGTTAAATTCTTTGGTATAATGTATTCACCATTGTGTACATTGACTGGAACTTTACCTCCAGCTTTTAAATTTTTGCCTGCTTTCGTAGCAGCTCTTGAGAGCATACGATTTATAGTATCTTTACCATAAAGGGCTACAGCAGGCTGAGAGAGTACGTAATCTCCCTCTTTTAAAGTCATAGGAACATCATCTGCCCTTGCAGATGGTGGAGCTTTGCCTTTTTTGTTGACAAGTCCATAATTACCTTTATTATACTGTACATTCCCACCCTTGTCAAGAGAAATTTTCCCACCTTGCTTAGTATTTTGCGAATATGTATCTTGTACTGCACCCATAGCTGCAAAATCTACAATACCCATACCTGAACCAGCGTAGTTTGAAAGTTGAATACCCTTTTCTTCAACATATTCTCTAAATTGTTTACTATGGTATATATTCCTTTGACCAATAAGATCAGTTAAATCTACAACACCATTCTCATCTTGCATATGTTCTGCTGCAAAAGACATTATTTCCATAAAATGATCTTGTAAATCTGCTAAAGATTTAAATCTTCTTTGATATACATCATTTGAAGTTAAATCTCCTTCTTCCTCATTGTAATCTGCTCTATTAGTAAATCCAGTAATATCTTTATTAACTATAGTTAAAAATAGACCATCCCTATTACCATATTGTATCTCTACATCACCTATCCACTTTGTTACTCCATAAGCTTCAGTAATAGGTTCTAATAGTGGCATAATATTATCTACAACTTCTTGGGTAAATGCAGTATTTTCAGGACTTGCTTTACTTTTATCTACGTCTCCTTGACTAAAACTTTGTACAGACATATCTTCTAAATTTACACTAGTATATCCTGCATAATTTTTAGGGTCTCCTTGACTAAACATAACTTGAGTCATCATAGCCAATGTACCTAAAACAGGGTTTACTGCAAATAAATAAGATGTACCTGCTGAAACAGCAGCTTGACCTAAATCACCAGTACGAGCTAAAGTAATTAAGCCTGATATAGTGGCACCTCCTACGGCTTGTTGAGAATTAAATGCTCCTCCCTCAATTCCTGGAGCACTAGTAACACCGAAAAATTCTCCTACAGGTTGAGCACCATAATGCATAATTGCCTGTTCTGCACCAGCCCATATCACATCTTCTGTATCTCCACCCATAACAAAAGATTGGAACATAGAAGACGCTACTCCTGCATATAATTCAAATTTTGCCGATGATTGAGCAGATACAGCATCTGTAGCTGTCTGTTTAGCAATTTCTAAATCTGTTCCTTCGGCTACTAAATCATAATCTACTTTTTGACCTGCTTTAAATGCAGCATTAACTTCTGCAACAGTAGTAGCCCCTGCTATTTGAGAACTAAAACCTTTAGCAGCTTCTGAACCTATTTTTGAACTAAAACCTTTAACAAAATCTGTTTTTAAAAATTGAGTACTTCCTGCTAAAGCTGCTTTACCCCAATCTTCAGTCATAAGTCCTACAAAAAGAGTAGCACCAAATTCATCATACAAGTCTTTAACCTGTATTTCGTGACCATACATATTACCTATAGTTTTGTTACTTATAGTGTCAAACCATTTTGTAGCGTCAGTAT